TATTACAGTTTTAGGTCCAGAAGGTGGAACTGCTGAAGTACGATTGAAAGCAGATGAAGGAGACGATAATGCAGATTTATGGAGATTCCAAGCAAGTACAGGCGGTGATTTATTAATACAGAATTACGGCGGTGGTGCTTGGGATGAAAACATTAAATGTATAGCTAATGGAGGTGTTAAGCTTTACCATGATGATAGTCTGAAGCTTGATACTGGAGCAGGAGGAATTGCTGTTACTGGGTATGTAAATCTGCTAGCTGATGGAACAAATAGTGGTGGTAGTTTATATCTTCCTGATTCCAATGGAACTACTTCAAAAATTAATGTAGGAACTGGAAACGATCTACAAATCTACCATGATGGAACTGCGTCATATATAAAAGATTCTAGCTCACTCCAAATACATACAACTGATTTCTATCTTAATAATGCTGCTAATACTGAAAGATTAATTAAAGCAACCCAAAATGCAGCAGTAGAACTCTATTACGATGGCGGTAAAGTTTTACATACAACTGCGGCTGGTGTTAACATTAGTAATGGCACAAGTCAGGCAACATTAAAGGTTATTGGAGGTGAAGCTCAAGCAGGAGAATTACAAATTATAGCTGATGATGGAGATAATTATGGAGATTATTGGCAATTTCTGTCAAATACCGATGGTACTTTATTAATACGAAATCTTGCTGAAGGATCTTGGGAGACAAATATTAAAGCTGCAGTTAATGGAGGTGTAGAACTCTATTACGACAACTCTAAGAAACTTGAGACATTATCGAATGGAATAGAAGTTTCAGGTCATATATATTTAGCTGACGACAACGAACTACGTTTAGGTAATGTTGGATCTGGTGGTGATCTAAAAATCTACCATGACGGTGATCACTCAAGATTTAGAGATGTTGGTACTGGATATATAATCTTTGAATCTGATACTGGAGTTTTAATTAAAAATGAAGCATCTAATGAAAATATAGCTAAATTTATACCTAATGGAGCCGTAGAACTCTATTATGATAACTCAAAGAAGCTACAAACGGAATCTTGGGGAGTAAAAGTTTTTAGTCGATTAGGATTGGATGACAATGTAAAAACTACGTTTGGAAATGGAGATGATTTAGAAATCTACCATGATGGCTCAAACTCATACTTTAACAATACCACTGGATTTTTAAATATAAAAACCACAAACGGCGGTGCTCATTATATAGATGCTGACGATCAGTACTTTAGAACTGCTGGTGGCGAGGATTTAGTAAAGATGAATGGTGACGGAGCCGTAGAACTCTATTACGACAACGAAAAAACTTTTGAGACTAATGCGGATGGTGCAACTGTATTTGATAATGATTCAGATGTAGGCATTGTATTGAGGGCTGGAGTTAATAATCAAGGGATTAGAGGTTATGTTTATGCTCAAACTAATGATTATGTAGGCTTCTTAACCAGTAATGCGAATTGGGGATTAAGAATAGAAGCAGACCAAGACTATCAATTTTATGGCAACGAACTCTCTGATAGAGATTTAAAAGATAATATAACAACTGTTACTGGTACATCGTTAGACAAGATAACTAAATTAGTTCCTAAAAGTTATAATTGGAAAGCTACTGAAGACGGCAAAACACCTACTCATAAAACTTTTACTGGTTTTATTGCACAGGAAGTTAAAGAACAGCTTCCAACTTTAGTTAGTGGTACTGATGGTCAGAAAAATATGGCTGTTGATTATAATGGTATATTAGCTCATGCTATAAAAGCGATTACTGAACTATCAGCAGAAGTAGAAACATTAAAAACTAAAGTAGCTGCCTTAGAATCAAGCTAAGGTAGTCCAACTTACACAATTTATTATTTAAAAAAATTTAAAACAATGGCAACAAAAACTTGGCAAGTGAACACCCTTCAGCGTGAACTAGCAGACGGGTATGTAAATAAAGTTATCTACCGTGTTAATGGCGAAGATGGTACCTACAAATTCAGAGCTACTGGTGAAGTAGATCTTCCTAAGCCTGATACTCTAGTACCCTATGCTGATCTTACAGAAGAAGTCGTACTAGGTTGGATAAAAGCTAAACTAGATGCAGATAACGCTGGTACTGTAGCTGCAATTGAAACAGCTGTAGAGAACGGTGTAAACGAACAGAAGACTCCAACAACAGGTGTCGGCAAACCTTGGAGCTAGGATAAGAGTACCTACTGTTCCTGAATCTCTACCTCCCATGAGAATCGAGTTTAAGCCACCCGAAGCTCGTATTCCAGGTTATACCCCTATGGTGATCCCTCCGAGCGATCTGGAGGCTCCTGAAGGGGTAGAGGCAGAGTCTACAGAGGAACAACCAACTGCTCCTAGCGTACAGTTACCTGTATTAGATATACAGATGCCGTTACCGACTGCTGAAGTAGTAGCAACTGCTACCTATGCAGCTGTAGCGGCTGTAGCAACAACCACTCTAGCTACACCTTTCTTCGATCAGATAAAGAAGAAACTACAAAAATTCCTGCAAGGTAAGATTGATAAATGGAAGGAAAAACGGAAGAAAAAAAGAAAGGATTACTCGGTAAGCTAAAAGATGCTGCTGAGGATCAAGAACACCAAATCCAGATCCTTGGAACATTTGTCAGACTTGGCGTTGTTGTTTGGAGTGGGTTTATCATAACTTTAAATTATGTAGATATACCTATGGTTAAGAAATCTGGTAACTCAGATATAACTTTCGTTGCTAGTGTCTTCACTGGAGCACTTGCAACTTTTGGCTTAACTACTGGTAATAAAAATAACGGTAATAATAAACCCGTTAATTGTCCAATGGCTAAGAAAAAGGAAGAATGAAAAAATGGCTTTTACTCTTCCTACTGGCATCACCCACGGTAGCAAGAGCAGAATTAGTAACCCCAAACTTCACCCAGGGTTCGATGAACAGTACAACAACAACGACTCAAGAAATAGTCGAAGAAATAACAACTACAACATATGGGTCAGCATTAAACAAATGGAGTGGGGAAAACATCACTCATACATCAGCCTCATCAGGAGGTTTAGCCGATTCAGATTCAGTATTCACACTACATACAGCTGGAGACCCATTTACTTTAGAAGTAACAACAAGAGCAGCAAGTCAGGTACTATCAGTAACAGAAATAGAAAGAGAAATCGACACTACTTCTACTACGGTATCCTTGTCAGTCTTCTCTCAGTAACTCCAGTTAGAGCTGAAACAGATAATGTAGCTAATCCAGTTGCAGCTGCGACAGGTAATGTAACTAATCAGGCGGTACAATTCCAAAATAATGGAGCACCATCTAGACAGCATTATGGACCTAATATCAGCTGTAATGGAGCTACAATGACATTCTCTCCATTCTATATGGGAAATCATACTAAACCATGGGATATAGATGAAGATGGAATGAGACCTTCTAGTTACACTCTAGGAGAAAACTGGGGTGCTCAACTTAACTTTATGGTACCATTAGACCGTGAAGGTTTGAATAGGTGTCGTAGTATAGCAGCTAGACAAGAAGAGAAGATGAGATTAGACTATGAATTAGTTAGAGTCTTGAAGTGTGCAGAACTGCAACAAAAAGGATTTATGCTACTTCCTAGTTCTGATATTGGTCATATGTGTAGTGATGTTATACCAATAGCTAAATGGGAAAAAGATGTAGAGAAAGCTGTTGAAAAGAAATTAAAAGAAGAATGTAAACCTATTAAAAAGAACTGGAAACTATGGCAGAAGCAGAAGTATCAGTGTCCGACGACACCAAAGAAGAAGTAAAAGAAGAACCTAAAGTTGAGACAAAGGTTCCTAAAAAATACTCAACTAAAGCCACTCGTGGCACACTCGATAAAGTTTAATCCTAACCCCCTAATACAATGATCCTAATTATCAAGCCCATCCTTTTCGCCTTCTTGAAGTCAGATTCAGTTAAGAAGCTAGTAGTAGACCTATTAGAAGCTTACGTAAAAAGAACTGATAACAAACTAGATGATCAGGCATTGGAAATTGTAAAAACTAAACTCTTAAGTTAACTATGAGTAAAATGTATAAAGTTACCGATGCAGATAAAAAGTATAACACTCCTGCATGGAAACGATTCATGGAAGGTAATGAAAATTACATGTATGTACCTTTAAAAAAAGCTAAACATAAAAATAGACCAAAAGGAGACCACGATCAAAGAGTGAACGTATAATGGCTAAAGCCAAAGAAGAAAAGTTTGATGAGTTACATAACCTTGTCACTAATGAATTCCTTAAGAGGGTTCGTAGTGGCGAGGCTACTACTCAAGACTTAAAAGCAGCCTGTGATTGGCTTAAGACTAATGACATAACAGGTGTTGCTTATGAGGGCAGTCCTATGGATAAGCTCACAAGAATCCTCCCTAAAGTTGACCCTGAACTAGTACAACGGAGGTTATATGGCTCCAAGACGGGCTAAGAACCCTGGTAAGACTTCTAGATATTATCAATCTGCTAAAGGTAGAAAGTCTTACGA